CACACTTGACTTGATAAGTTCATTATCCGTGTCATTTCAGTTCTTGCAATGGTTTGACTTCTAATAATATTCTTTTGTGTCAAATACAATGCCAATAATGTGATAACTGCGGAGGCAGGAATACCTTGAGAAACTTTATCCTCAACAAATCGTTTAATGTCATTTTTAATTGTTCCAATAATACCAAGCACAATAAAGAACTCGGTAATATTGGCAAAGAATCCTAAAAGAAATAATAACCATGCCTCATCAAACAAATCCCCTTCAGCTTTCTTTTGGAACGAGTCTAAAAATGTACCTTGCTTTAAGCCAAACTTTTTATACACATCTTTTAAGATACTTAGCATCCACCTTTCACTAAAGTGATTAGTAATATGGAAAGTTTGTGGACTTCTTCCATCTAAACTTTTAATGTAAGCCTTTGTTTCAATGTTAAGTTTGGTTTGGATATAGGCATACATTCCTCTTTCGTTAATGTCATGCCTTCTTCTCCAAGCAACTCGGTACATTTCCTCGTTTACCATTTCTTTTGTTTGAATATCCTTTCAATCTTCCTTTTGTCAGAATCTTTTTTCTTATCGACATAATAAGAGAATACTCCAAGCCAAAAGATGCTTGTAAGGGATGTGGTTGTGATTATGATTTCAAATATTCCCATATCTACTCATCTTCATCCATAACCATTGAGCCAATCTCGGTAGGGTCTACATTTAGGCTACCTAAAGGCACTTGATTAGAACGAATATAAACTTGTTGCATAATCGGGTCATTAGTTGGCTCAAAGTCCATAAACACACGTTTCTCATCTTGTGTAAGGACACCATCTAATTTCTCAAGAATGGTTGCGGCATCTAAGAAGTTTTGCTTCATCTCAGGATACGCATCCACATCAAACCGCAATACATATTGTGCAGGATTAATGTTTAATGGTTCAGCAAGCCAAGCCAACATTTTCTCACAAATCTTAGATTGTAATGGCACAACGCAGTTAATAATCATTCTGCGGATAAATTGTGCCAAGTTACTCTCGGTTAAGTTATCAGCATTTAAAAGCACATAAGGATAGTGCCATAAACGACACAACTGCTCAGTAGATAACTTAGAGATTGCTCTAAGGTCTAATTCCAAGTTGTTAGTAGATAACTTCAAATAACCCATCTTTGAATTACTAAATGCAATACGACCTTTTTGCGAAGAATCATAAATCTTACCATACACCTTGTCTTGGTAATCTTGTTGTTGCACCGCATCTAAGTCTTCAACATTGTTGTCATCCTTGTACAATACCCCTACCGCACCACGAGTCTCAAAGTTCTCGATTGCTACTTCCTCACCACTATTTGCTTTTTGCAATACTCTTGAACCCGCAGTTAAAGGTGATAATCCACGAGCAATTGTAGTTTGATTGTTGTAAGAAGGATTAAAGGTTCTAAACGATAAAAAGAATTTAGGGTCGATTGTATCTGAACCAGTAGAAATCATTTTATAGCCTACAATCTTTCTAAAGCCATCGGTAATGATTGTATAATCAAAAGGTGGCACAACGTGGAGGCGAGCAATCTTTCCTGGGTACAACGGGTCTTCCTCAGCCCAAATTCCTACATCACCAACAAGTAAATACCAAGAAAAGATAGATTCAAAAAACTCTTTAGTAGTTTGGTATTTATTAGGCTCACGAAGTAATTTAAGAACAGGATGTTCTTCTAACTCCTTAAACTCAGACTTCTTCTTAATTGACTTAGCCTCCATGATACTTCTATCAGTAGGGCGGTTCATTAAAGCCTTGTAACGATTAACGGCACTAATTTGCATCTTTTGTGCTTGATACATTTCTAAAGGCACTTCCGTTGCACGAGAGGCAATATCACTCACAATAGCATATACATCTACGTTCTTTTCGTAACCATCGTTGATGGCACTTCTAAAATCACCGTTGTATAGTGAGTAGGTTTGTCCACCCATGAACATCCATTGCTTTACCGATTGTATTGCAAGTGCAGCCTTTTTGCTACCAAAAAAATCAAATACTCCCATGTTTAAAATATTAATAGTTTTTTCTTTGAATACTTCGTGTACACCGCATACCTAATCGAATCTAAAGAGTGATTCCAGTCATCAATCGGTTTGTTGATAGGTTTACCTCCAACAGTCAACCATTGGTAATTGTCAATCTCTTTTTTAATGTTTTTCGACCTTCGTGTATAATACACCTCGTATTCTCTTAATTTACTAATACCAGCATTAACGGAGTCATTACCTTTAACCGCTTTCACGACTTTAAGCCCCTCTCTCCTTAATTCTTCAATTGACTTAGGGTCTGCCGAATCACAATAAATCTCATTCAATTTATCGGGATAGAGTTTAATCTTTTTAGCCAAATCAGAATTTGTTAATCCCTTTTCGTAAATAACTTCGTCAAGATATAACTTATTTCCTAATTTAGCAATTCGCACCAATGCAGTAGGGTCATTAGAGAACCCAAAGTCAAGTCCACTAAAGATAACATCAGCATCTTTTGGAAAGAACTCACAAGGTTGCCAATCATGATAAATAAGTGACTCATAACTTGGTTTAGGGTTTTGCTGATAAAGCGACTCAAAGGTAAATGGTTGGTCTTTCTTAATCTTTAAGAGTTTCTCTAAGGAGTGCTTCTCAGGCCATAATGCCTCACCAACCTTACGTTTATCGTAACTATTCTCCGCAGCTTCACGAATTGCAGGAAAATCAATAATTGTCCAATCATCATCTCGTTCAAGTAACCTCCCTGCTAAATCATCATCATACCACCTCGTTTGAATAAGCACTTGTTTAGAATCATTATGAAGTCGTGTCTCAAATACATCGGTGTACCAATTCCACAATTGTTCTTTAATGATATTACTTTGTGCCTCTTGTCTGTCTTTTAAGGGGTCATCTATGATTCCAATGTCAACCGCAGTACCAGTCAATGAGCCTCCACGACCAACTGCTTTTAAGTAACCACCATGACCAACAGTTTGGAAAAACTCAGCAGTACGAATAGCTTCACCTTTACGTTCACTAACACGAGAATCAGGGAATAAAGCCTTAAACTCATCACTAACTATTCTACGTTGTATCTCACCACTAAATTGTTCAGCTAAGGTGGCATTATAACTCGCTAAAGCTAACTTTAACTTAGGATTCTTGCCTAAGAGGTATGCAGGAAAACTTCTTGTCGATAATTCAGACTTCCCGTGTTGCGGAGGCACAAATATCATCAACTTCTTGATTTTACCCTCATAAACTTTATCTAAGTGTTCCGCAATCACCTTGTGAAACCACTTCATGTCATAATCGGGTTTGATGTACTTGACAAAGTCTTTAAATGACCTCCTCGAAAGTTCCCTCATCAATATCTCGTTCTCTAATTCTTGAAAGTCTTTGTCTGATTTCTTCATCACTTAATAATCTTGGGTCTAAGGTTTCTTCTCTAATTGTTACTTCGGTAGTTACTGCCTGATTGGCTTTGCCATGTTGAAACTCCAACAAGAATTGGGTATTCTTCATCTCACCATTTTTAATGTCACCTAAGATGGCATTGGCTATTACGGCAATAAAACCAGGAGTCTGAATATCCATCGCAATCCTTTTAATCTCAGCAACACTCATTGAGTTAATTGAAGCTGCAACTGTGACAACATCACTCTTAGTTAACTTAACATTAAACGCATCACCTACCTCATCAATCACCTTTTTAATCATTCCCTTGGGTCTCCCATTGGGATTACCACTTACACCCTTCTCAAACTTCTTTAAGTTCTTTAAGGTGTTAGGGTGTACTTTACGTTTTTCCATAATTGTAGTTGTTTAATGGTTTGGAAAAAATTCTAAATTTTTTTAATGTGGTTTTTAAAATCAAATCGTTTTTCAAATTGGGCCATCTTATTTTTCAGCTATGGTGACACTATGTATAATACTAAGTATAATATAATAATATATCTATATGTTTTCTTATTTAGAATTAATCTAAACAACCTTAACTTATTGAACCTCAACCTTTTACCCAAAGTGTTCCGCCCGAAACACCCTTATTTAGATTAGGTCTAAATAGATGTTTACTCCGCAAACTTAGTCAAACTTTGTAAATAACCATATCTTTTGTTGTTTTTGATTGTTGGTTTTCGATAGATGTACACAAGAATTAGTCAAAAAAGTTTGCGATTTTATTTATTCCTTCCCCACACCCAAAACACCCCCACCCCTTTTGCTCCACGACTTTTTGGATACAAAACGTATCCATGAATACAAAACGTAGCCAAAATAGCATCCAAGTGGGTACAATTTGAATAAGAAACGTAGTCAAATGGCAAAACATTATGTTAAATAGATGGTAGGCTGGGGGTAGCCAAAAGGGTATTTTATCTGTTTCCTTGTTTTAAACAGGGTTTTATACCTTAATTGAATAGCTTAATTAGATTGATTCTAAATAGCTTCATTATTGATATCCAATAAGAACAAAGAAAGAAAGACACAAAGGTAGCACTAATGCAATACTTTGATTTTAAGCGAGGATAATAGGTTCAAATAGGGAAACATACTACCTACCATATGAACGTGTCTTATATCGAAGATATGGTGGCAAAAAAGCGGAACCTACGTTCTTTCTTTTTCTTTTCTTTTAAGTATATGGTATTAATCACCTTTCTTTTAATGTGGTATTACCTTGCATTGTCAAATAAGATTATTGCACACAAGTTTTACTCATTATTGTGTGGAAAATGAATAGTTCTAATAGAAAGAAAGAAAGTAGGCAAAGAAAGAAAGATTAACTCCTTATGATATATTTTTAAACTTATAGTCTACTTATTGAAAATAATATACTAATGTAATTAGGGTATTATAAGGGTATTAATATAGTATACTATAAGGGTAAAAATTGTAATTGGAAAAAAAAGGAAAAAATCGAAACAAAAAAACTTTTTCGCATTTATTTTAAAAATATTTTTATTTGCCTATTGTATTGTTGTAAACATTTATTATATTTGTCCTGTGAACGGAAAAACCCATTAAAATCACATTTTGAATAAAAAACGTATCCAAAACAAAAAAAAAAACATGAACAAATTACCTAAATCAATCGAAAAAAGAATTAATGAAATTAACGCTATGATTCCTCAAATTGAAAAATTAGATGAATTTGCCTGTACTTACAATGGTGGAACCTGGCCGTACTATGTGGATATTTTGCCTATTGAAATAAAGGGCCTAAAGGTCATAATTAAGGCAAAAGATTTAAAATCAAAAAATAATTTTATTGATAATCAAAAATATAATGCTGCAAATGATGATTATTTCGCAGATAATGGCCTTAACGGCTTAAAATATGATTTATCCGTAATTTTAAAAGCATTTAAAAAAGCATTAAACTAATTTTTTAACCTAAAAAAGCAAAAACAATGGAAAATTTAACCCCAAAACAAAAACGCAATTTATTAGCCGATTTAATTACTTTAAAAAGTTCATGTGGTTACGATATATCTGGATATATGGGTAAACCTTTGAGTTATTATGATTTTAATAAAGTACAAAACGGAATTAATGAATTAGCCAATGAATTTTTAGAAAGTAACGGCTGTGAGTATTCATTTACCTATTCAGATAGAAATTAACTAATTTTTTAATCCTTAAATTTTAACGTAATGAATAACACAAAACTAACCGAAATTTTACAGGCTATTTTAATAGCTGGGTTTTTATACATTTTATTTTTTATTGTTTCTCCATTTTTACAAAACTTATAAAATCATGAAATATTATATTATAGTTAACCTGGACAAAAATTTTATTGTAGAAAAATTTTACAATAAAGAGGAATCGGAATACAGATTAAAAATAAACAGGGAAACCTACAGGATTT